GTAAACTGCGTATACTGAGTTTGTATAATGCTACCGCTACGGTATGCACCGGCTCCTAATTTTGTCAGCGCCATAACTCACTCCTATGCGTAAGGCGAGTCACCCAGCACAGACGTATCCCAAGCTGCCTTGAGCTTTGCAATTGTGTCTGCGTTAGTGATCGCAGATGCCGCTGGGGCGTCACGCAAGGCGGTCTTAGCATTGACAGCCGCAGTCTTGGCAGATGCGTCGTCAGCCTCTAGCGCCTTCATGTAGGCCACGTCTTGCGCCTCTAGGAGGGGGCCACGAACTTCACGGATCTTGTCCTTAAATATCTCTTTGGCCTTTGCCATGTCCTCGCTGATTACGGTGCCACTCAATGACCATGCACCGCGAAAGTGACGGTCAGAAGGAACGGTAGCCTTGGAAGCCTCGATCTGGTTCCCGTCCTTATCTACGATGTATGTTGTCGGCATTTTCTGCTCCTCTAAGCTGCCAGTTCATCAGAGATACGCCATGCGTTTCTCCATTCGCGTGTCGCCGGGAGTTGCTCCTTCCGGCAGATCACCATCTTCGGGCGGTTGCCCTCGTCCCACGACTGCCATACAGACTGTGGTACATCCTTCTGGATAAGGTATTCGATGGCCTCTTCTTCAGTCATCGGCCCCATCGGTTCTGTGTCATGCAGCAAGTAGCCGCGTGTATGTTTCTTGAAGTCGGGCTGCGCCTCGTCCTTCGCTAACTCCCAGTATACCCAAACCGGCGGCAATATCCCACCCTGCAACGCACAGGCCATCCAGTTGGGATCCGGCACCAGTATCTTGGCACACTCGTCTACGTTGTCTTCATAGACAACCCGATAGTCTGACTGCACACCATCTAGGTTTTCTTTAGCCCAGCAAAGCCTGTTCCATAGATGTGTGCCTTGAAACTCTGGGGTCACTGTCATGCTAAATTTCCTTGAACCATTGGCGTAGTTACATTGCTGTCAGCAGGACTAGCTGTTTTTGTGTACATTCTAGCAGACCCTGTTAGCAGACCATCCGTACTATTAACCGCTAAACACATGGGGCTACTACCGCCCCCTGCTTCACCAGCACCCGCAAGACAATAACCTGTATTAGCCATTGTACTAGAAAAAGTAATTGTGTAGTCGCCAGTGCCGTTGTCTGTGTTGCCGCTCACATTAAAACTGTCTCTTATCGGAATATCTGTCAGGTTGCCTTTAAAATTTGCCCAAGCCTTTGAACTGCCCTCGACAACAAAATTTGTAGGCACCGAAATCGCAGTCGAGTGCGTCAGGGTATCTGCTTTAATTATACCGAATGCCATTATGCCAGGTCTCCCATGATATGGGCATCAAGGACACTGTTATCCTGTCCATTATTGTTTGATGTCTGAGAAGTGTTCAAAGAAAACCCGTCTGTTGCTTTATCATTGCAGGTCATTTCATCATATCCGGTTCTGCCGGTATCACTTCTTGACCTATTGTTAGCTATAGCAAAAGTCACATTGTTCATATTACTGGTAAAGCTAACCTGATGTGCGCCAGTGCCTTCATCTGTCTCGTGACTAACATTAAACGAGTCGTGTATAGCGGCATCGTAGCCGTCAAGAAAACACCACGCCTTGCACAGCCCCTGTTCCAAGTTAGTGCGAGTGGTGCTGTCGGCAGCATGACCTGCGAACACCTCAATCGTGGTGTCCGTGGTGTTCCCCGTGAGTTGATTAACAAGAATGTTACTCATGCGAGGTCTCCGTGTACTGCCAGTGCATGATTTCCATTCGTGTTGTTAAAGCTACTATTTAACACTGCAATGTCTATCACGCTGGCGGTTGCTCTTGCACCCTTTACCCTTACAACTCCTGTGCTTCCTAGACAGACACCTGAACAACATTTTTGTGCAATGGTTGCGTTAAATACGCTGGTTATATTGTAATCATAGTCTCCCGTGCCTTCATCTGACCCGCTTGAAATATTAAAAGAATCGAATATAGACGCAGCATCATCTGCTGCTATTGTGGCTTTTGCCGCACTCTGCTTAGTCAGCGTAGCTGCCCCGCCACTGGTCGATTGGATGGTATCTGCCTTTAACGTACTCATAGCGTCACCAATGTCCCGCCGCTTTCAACGGTCAGGGTCACGCCACTAGCTATAGTGAACGGCCCGGTCACGTTTGCATTCTCGCTTGCAAGGATGGTTATGTCGGAGGTCAAACTCTGTGCGTTGGTGCGAAATATCCCGCCGCCCTTGAATGTGCCTCTGTTCTGTTCCGCCGGAGCGATAGAATTTTCGGCTACACCCATATAGATCACAAATATGTTGCCGGTGCCGCTAGACGGCGCTGCCGTGAACGTCAAGGTTGTGCCATCCGGCACGGTAAACGCATCATCACTTTCCTGCACGACGCCATCGACAGACACGATGATGTCTTCCTTCGTGACGGTTTGGTTCAAGGTAAACGTCGTAGTCGAACCGTTACCGTTGAACTCTTGCGTAGCTGGCCGCGTCTGAAATCGTGTTGCTATGGGGTTGCCAATAAACGGCATCAGGTTATCTCCATAATGCTCAAAGTCGCGTCGATCTTAGCCGCGACACTACAGTCGATCTTCAAGACATCTGTAGTCTGCAAGACAACCTTGTTACCGGCTAGTAGTTCGACCGACGAACCCGCCGGGATCGGGATGTCCTTGACCAGCAGGACCGTCTCGTTGGTCTCCGTGTCAGATGTGTCGGACACAAGCTGTACGTCAGCGGTCACCTGACTGGTGTGTACGTTACACAGCATCAGGCCCAAGACCACGGTGGTCGTGCTGGACGGTACGGTGTACAGGGTTAGCGGCGTACCAGCACTCGCTGGCATGGCCGCATTCGTCTTCACTTTGAATGTATTTGCCATGTTTCTATCCTAAAGCGATTGCCAGTGCGGTTGCGTCGTCGTTTGAAATGCCACCCGAAGCCGCAGCGAATGACAGCGTACCGGAGCCATTTGTGGTCAACACTTGACCATTGCTTCCGTCAGCTTGCGGGTAATTCAGGCCGTCGATGACTACGGAGCCAGTGCCGTTTGGCGTAATGCTGATGTTTCCGTTTGCGGCATCTTCAATAAGGATGGAGCCAGAGTCAGTGCCGCCATTGGTGTCAAGTTTTAAATCAGAAGTACCGCTTGTAGTAATCGTTCTAACGGCTCCTGCGGAAGATGTAAAAGGCCCAAGTTTTACGGTATCGTTTAGATTTATGGTGCCGCTGCCATTTGTGTTGAGGGCAACGGCTCCGTTTGTATTAGTGGAGCTAATTACATTCCCGTTGATGTTAAGGTTATCAACCTGTAACTCACTAACCGCACTATTCGTACCAAGCGTAACGCCGTCGATAGCGCCGCCATCAATGTTTACGCTGTCGGCTGCTTGTGTGGCGATACTGCCAAGACCAAGAGATGTCCGTGCTGTAGCCCCAGATTCCGCAACGAAGTTACTGCCGTCGCCTACGATGAAATTACCATTGGTAACAGCAAGGCCAGCTACATCTTGTAGTTGTGCGTCTAGTCTAGCGTTGGGTAGTGTACCTGAACTGATGTTACTTGCGTCAGTCGTGTCTGTTGTGGCCGAGCTTGCTAACGCCGTGCCATTGACTGTGATTGCATCAGCCTCTAGCGTGCCGTCTACATCTACATCGCCAGAAATGTCTAGGCTGGTTGCAGCCACTTCACCCGTAACACTTATACCGCCGCTGGCTGTCTCCAGTTTCTTGGAGTTGTTGTGGTAGAGTTCGACCGCGCCGTTACTAAATGCTTTTATATAATTTTCTGTTATCCCGCTGTTGGTTAACTGAAAATCATTTGCGGCGATAACTAAGTTTCCTGTGCCAGCGTCTGCAACTACTGAATGAGAGCCGTCATGGTAAAGCTGTAAATCTCCCGCCGCACCAAACTTGGCTTTTGCATTATCCGCAAACTCTAGCGCATCGTCAGACTTGTCGAACACAATGTTGTAGTTCGCGCCAGTGAAGGTTACGTCGCCCGTAAACGTACCACCGGCCTTCGGCATAGCCGCGTCTGCTGTCGTGCCTTGTGCCGCAGTAGCAAAATCACCTGTAGCAGAGGTTGCTGCTGTACCAAGTCCCAGACTTGCTCTGGCCGTCGCGCCGGACTCTGCTACAAAGTTACTACCGTCACCTACGATGAAGTTGCCGTTAGTTACCGCAAGCCCGGCTACGTCTTGAAGCTGTTGATCAAGTCTGGCGTTAGGAACTGTGCCACTGCTTAACTGCGAAGCGTTCAGGGATGTGAGGCTTGCGCCGCTACCGTCAGTCAACAGAACCGTGCCGGTTGCGTTAGGCAGGGTAATAGTACGATCAGCGGTTGGGTCGGCGACTGTTAGTGAAGTTTCAAAATTGTCAGATGTGCTGCCCTCGAAAATTAATTTTTTAGCGGAAGTAAGTTCTATATCTCTGAATGAAAAGTTTTTACCGCCCTTCATTTGGAAGTACGTCAGTTCAGAGCCGCCAGATAACCCCTTAAACTCTAGCCTTGAATCTTCCGTTCCATCACTAACGTCTATAAGACTCGAAAAGACTCGGAAATAAGTGGTGTCTTCATTCGCATCGTTTTTGCCCACAAATTCAATTTCGCCAAGTTCGTCATTATCTGCGGGGCTAGAACTATCGCGGAATAATTTAATCGTAGGCTTTTCGTCTGCACCATCATCCGTTGACGTAATCGTCACGCCATCGGCTGTCGTCTCCAGCTTCTTGGCGTTGTCGTGGTAAAGTTCGACTGCGCCGTCTTCTGTGGCCTTCAGCATAGTTTCTGAATTTGCCGCGTTTAACAGCGTGATGGCGTTACCAAGCAAACGCAATCCACCCGTGCCTGCGTCTTGGACGTAGCTTATAGAACCGTTGTGAAAGAGTCTAAGATCAGCGGCATCACCAAACGAGGCTACCGCATTGTCAGCAAACTCAAGCCTGTTTTGAGACTTGTCAAAGACAACATTGGCCGATACGCCGGTAAAGGTTACGTCGCCAGTGAAAGTGCCACCGGCCTTTGGCATAGCCGCGTCTGCGGTAGTTCCCTGCGCTGCGGTAGCGTAGTCGGACGAGTCGAAGGCTTTAACCTGTGCGAGGTTCGTGACCTCGCTGTCCATGAGTGCGCCAGCGGCGGTGACGTTGGTGGTGTCAGTTACGTCTGCACTGGCTTCGATGCCGTCGAGTTTCGTACCATCTGTGGCAAGGTCACGACCATCGACGGTTCCTGTTACAGCAATGTTTCCTGTAACCGTTGCGCCTGCACTGGTCGTTTCAAACTTTTTAGAATTATTGTGCCGTAATTCAACGCCACCATTTTCAGTGGTTAGAAGCGCATATTCACTGTTGGCAAATTGGAGGTAGTGATTATTAGACGCCCGAAGAAACAGGTCGCCACCACCATCGTCAATAATAAAACTGTTTCCGCCGTCATGCAAAATCCGCAGATCACCGGAGTCCCCCAGTTTGATCTCTTCACTGTCGCCTAGCTCAATATTGTTCGACGCATTCAGGAACACCGCCTTCTCTGCTGGCTGCGTACAGAAGATGGTTCTTGAACCGGAACTCCAATTCACCGCATTGTCGCTGTTACTAGACTGCAAGATCGTGGTACGAGCTAGTGTCGTGCCAGACAACGTGTAGGTGCCGATACCGACCTCAAAATCGGTGCCATCGGTGCAGCAGTAGTAGGTGGTATTGGAGTTACCTATCTCGGAAAACGCCTCAAAACCAGCAACGGCACCGGCCAAAGTATATGTGCCAGTGCCGGTGGTGGTTGTCGTCTCCTTGACGCGGTCCTTTAGAACCAGTGCCATGTTACTTCAACTCGATGCTAAGGTTTCCTGCATTGATGCGGAAGATATCGCCAGAAGCGATGGTTTTGTTGGCATCAAGTGCGCCGACAAAAAGAATATTCCCGCTAGATGCGGCGTCAGCGATAAACACATGGGTGATTGTATCGTCACCGCCACCACCAGAGGCAGGAAAATCAATGTTATTAGCATTTGATGCGGTCTGCGTGTCGGTCGAGTCTGCACCTATCG